AGACAAATAAGGGACAAGAGTCTCCGTATGCCATGTCTCTCCAGACAGAAGCTCAATATAGGCAACGCCTGACAGAGAGCATCGCTGGTTCAATTGCAATGCTTGGATTGTTTGCGCTTCGTTCTGGTTCTTCCGACGAGGACGAGGATAAGAAGTTCAAGATTGTTATTACTGGCAACGGACCAAACGCTGTTACAGATAAACAATACTACGATTCTTGGATCAAGAAGTATAAACCATACAGCATCAATATCGTTCTTGGTGATACCGTCATTCCGATTAATATTGGCCGGGGTGGTGAAGCATTATTCTTCCCGATTATGCTCGCTGGCGCGTTAGACGATTACGAGATCAAGAGTAAGCAGAACCTCACAAAGAAGGAGCCAGATGATCTTAACGCTGCAACTGAAATGCTTGGTTCAGCATTCTTCGCATTGGCTCAAAGAGGGCCGTATGCTGCATTCACTGAGCCTTTGTTTGACGCATCGAAACAAGGCAGGGTAACTGAGAATCTTGTAAGCCAACTAGGATACTTTGGTAAAACATTTGTCCCTGTTCTTGGCGCATCTATTACAAGGAATATATCTGACATCATTAACGATCCTGTCGATAGGTCTTCTATAGATGGGGCTATCTACGCTAACACTCCGATTGTTGGGCCTTGGATTGGAACGAAGGCATTGAATGCGCTAGGTCAACCAATTCGCGCTGATGACTGGGGCGATAAGCTATACAAGTTAGGCGTTCCAGTTGTTTTCTCGTTCCCTAAGAATACTCCAGAAAACGAACTGAACGAACTCATCTTGAAGCAAGGTGGAGGACCGACTCTTCCAACTAGGGCTAATGCTCAAAAAAGATTCGGAGATGTTTTGACAAGCAAAGAGTTTGAAACCTATGTCCGTGAATACGGGAGAGTTATTTCAGACAAGATGTTCAAGAATAGAACAAGGCTTGCAAACATGAAGTCTGCGGATTACGATGATGAGCTTGAAAAATACGCAAGGGGATATTCTATCGACGGCATTAAGATTAAAGGTGCGTCAGATTCGGCAGTCCTTGCGGTCAAGCGCATGAGACAATGATCGAATACGAGTTTATAGATATGTCAGACTCTCCTCCCGGCGGCTGGAAGATTAAAGTTCCAAAGACCGGAGTTGAGTTTAAGCACTACGACTTCCGCGCTATCAGCAACGCATACAAATCGCACTGCAACGCTAACGGCATATTGCTTTCACCTAATTGGCAGGAGGAGTTCCTATCCGAGATGTGCAAACAGAATCCACACTGGGGAAGGAAGTGCCGCCCTGCAATCGCTAATACAATGAAAAGAAGGAGACTATCTTTAACTGCTGTTCTGTCATTCTTAAACATGCTTAGAGCTTGGGCGCAATCCACGCTTTCAGGCAAGGCTGCATTCGTATCTCAAGAGGAAGCTGAGAGAAGGGCTGGCATTTGCGCTAATTGCCCGTTTAACACGACTCTACAGTTCTCCTGCGGTGCTTGCATGGGCGCAGTCTTGACGCTGATACACGGCATCCTCGGCAAAAGAAAGACCGATCTAGACAATAGCCTTGGAGCTTGCCTAATCTGCTCTTGTTCTCTCAAAGCTGCGGTGCATGTCCCAGTTGATGTGCAACGCGAAGGGTTGAACGAGGAACTGAAGAACGACTTTGACGAAATCAAATACTGCTGGAAGAGAGTTGAGAAATGAATTTTTTACATGAACGAGACTTTGGTGACATCATTCTAAGCCTATCGGCAGTTCAAGCCGCTGGCGGTGGGGATTACTACATTCAAAACAATCCGAATGCAGTCAGGATGCTCAAGCCCCTGATAGAACTGCAACCATATATCAACAAGTGTGGTGAAAAGAATCTACTGAAGATAGACAAGTCGTTCGTTGATTTTAGGAAGCAGGGATTGCCTTGGGGCGTTCAGCTTGCAGAACTTCACGCTAGATGGATTAACCAGCCTGTAGATTTCTCTAAGCCTTGGCTATCCGTTCCAAAAGATAACAAGTTTCAAGGAAAGATTATTGTTAACAAGACACAGCGATACGCTAACCATATATTTCCTTGGAAAGAACTGGTTAAGTTTATCGGAGGAAGAATGCTATTCGTAGGACACGATCACGAATATGAGTTGTTTTGCAATAGATTCGGGAAAGTCGAAAGACTCTTAATTAAAGACTACCTAGAACTTGCTATCGCCATCAATAGTTCTGATTGTTTCATCGGGAATCAGAGTTCAGCGAATTGCGTTGCAGAAGGATTAAAGCACAGGACAATTCAAGAAGTTTGCTTATGGCAACCAGATTGTATCTATAAACGAGACAACGCTACCTTTTGCTACGATGGCACAATCAATACAAGTGTTGCAGGGATTAGTATTAAATTGCAAAGCGGACTATTGGATACAACGGTAAACAAGGCTCAAACTCCTGCTGGCGATTGGAGGCTAACAGTCAACGGCAAGACGATTAAAAGCTATGCGATTGATGTCATAGTAATCGAGGCTCAGAGCAGAGGCGTTAGCGGAACTAGGCTGGAGATTGAAGATATGATTGTTAAAGAGACGCTTCCTAGCATCGGAGGAAATAATGTATCTGAACGGATGGCTTTCGATATTCAACGAGTTAGAGACTTAATAGGATGAACGAAGCTAGTAAGGCAATGCGCCGAAGACTGATTGAAGACGAGTTAGGTATCTTCAACTGGAGCGAGATATTCACAGGCAGTGGGATTGATGTAGGCTGCGGTCCTGACAAGATTTGGTATGATAGTTGCAGAGCATTTGATCTTGAGCATGGAGACGCGAATGTTATATCGAAATACTTTACGAATAAGTTTGACTACCTACATGCCTCTCAATGTCTGGAACACATGCACAATCCGTTTGAGGCTATCGTGGAATGGCTGAAGATCGTTAAGACTGGTGGACACGCAGTTGTATCAATTCCAGACTGGGTTCTCTACGAAGGCAGAGTATGGCCCTCACGCTACAACCCAGACCACAAAAGCACATGGAGCTTCACGCATGAATCAAGCCCTGCACCGCATCATGTCCACATCCCGAAGTTCTTGGAATACCTAAAGCCATACGCATACGCGAAGAGAGTTATGCTTATCGACAATAATTACAACTACACATTAAGCAAAGACACCGACCAGACATTTGTGGAAGCAGATGGAGTTGAGGCGTTTATCGAGATAGTTTTATGCAAGTTGTAATCGTTAAAGCTAAGTCGCAAGTCAAGGAAGTTGATAGGCTTGTTAAATACTGTAAGCGGTTAGATGGAACTATCGTCAAAATTATCCAGAATGACGAGAAAGTTACAAGTTATCCAGAGCGTAATAATCATGCATTACAACAGGCTTTTGCGGTTATGGGGTCTAAACCTTTTATTTGGATGGAACCAGATAGTATCCCACTAAAAAAGGGATGGGCTTCCAGCATAGAGAAAGAATATTATAGTCTTGGTAAGGATATTATGATTTCCAGCGATACCCATCCGCCTCACGATTTAGTCGGCGGGATTGGAGTGTATGGAGGGCTTGCAGAAAAACTAATACCTGCTGGGATTAGTAATGAAGGGTGGGATGGCTGGATGATTAAAAACATCAAACCGTTAATATCATTTACTCCTCTGATTCAGCACTCATACGGAGATTACTCAAAAGGATGTCAGCCTCATATGTTCCCTAGAGACAGCAGGATTATACGAAGTAATTCCGTGATCTTCCACAGAGACAAGTTTCAAGGACTTATTGTTTAACCATAAACTGCCTTAAACTTGCTGAAGCATTGCTTCCAGCCTTTGCTATCAGACTTGTTATTCGGATTAAGAGCCTTTGTTGCAGTTGTGCTGTCTAGGTTCAGACGCTCCCGTGCAAGAGCTAGAAGCCCCATCCCTGCGTCCGCAATGTCGGGCGAGATACCGAACCGCTGTTTCATCTCAGACTTAGGCAGAACCTTGATACGAAGAGCGAGATTCTTTTCTCCGTTAGGATCAAGTTTCCGCATACACATCTCTCGCATCAGATCGTCACCAATACCTTTGACCTGACCTGTCCGCATATACTCTTTCGCGGAATACCAAATCTCGGATACGGAGTTGACATACCTATCGTGAGACGGAGTTGGATCGTATGCCGACACAGGCTTTTCAGATGCCCTGCCACCGAACTGCAAGCCGTAAACATCCTTTGACCAAGCTACCGAGATGAAGTCGCCTAGCGGACCACCAGCACCGGACTTGTCGTAGCCTGCGTTCTTAGGCTGAACACTGCGA